TACGAGATCGATGCGAGGTAGGGAAGCGTTGGCAGTTGTGATAGTCGCATTGACGGTCGCATCGTTATAGGCGGTATAAACGCCCATATTGGCCTGATATGTGCCAAGGATTGCCGCCCATCCGGAAGCGATATTGACAGACATATTAGGCGTACCGTTTTGAGTGACGGCGAGGGATGATGTACCGATGATTCCAGTCGTAGCATAAAGAGCCTGCATAGAAAGGCGATCATTTTCCGCAGTATGCGATCCATTTTGTAACCAACTCGGCGGTGTGCGTAAAGTCATTTCATCCCCTTAGATGTAAGCATTGTTCCATTGTACAGTCGCATTTGTTACGCCGTAGGTCGTACCTGTACCTACGAAGTAGAACTGATTAGCCCCAGGCTGAGCTGCAAACCAAGTGGATGATCCTAGCAATAGATTACGCGCTGGAGATCCGTTGAGTAAGATCGTTCGGTACTGGAGATCGATCGTAATAATATCTGACTGCGCCATCGTGTAGTTGAAGTTTAATGCCTGACCAGTCGTTAGGTTGCCCACTACTGGGTTTGTGACTGGCCCATAGATACTGATTTGAGGATAGGTATTAGTCCAGCCGCTATTAGTGACTTGGACAGACTGAGTATTAGACCCGCCACCGTAGGTGAGGGGATAGACGCGCGGATATGTACGACCAAGTGGAGTCGAGTAGGTCATTGATGCAGTCTGCACCGTGTTGTCGTAATAGCGAGGATCAGGGCAGAAGAACTCATACTCAGCCTTGATAAAGCCAAAGGTGAACTCAGGATCAACGAGTGTCTTACGAGCGCGAACACGGGCATTGATGTACTGGAGGGCAGTATTTGGGGAGAGCTGAAACTGTAATGGGGTAGTGCCTGTTTGCTGAGGGATCAGGTTAGTCTGCAATAGTCCGAAGTTCTGAAACGCTGACAACCCGTTACCGGCAAGGATTAACATTTGGATTTTAATAGTACGACCGGATAGAAAATCTCTGCCCGTGAACATTCCATCAAGATAACCTCTATTGGCATCCTGTACACGAAGGGTTGGCAAGCCCTCTAATCCATCGACGGAAGTAACTTGATAAGGCGATCCTGCTCCGCCAAAAACGAAACCATTAAAGGCGAAAGAGTAATTATTAAGTGAAGTTACTGTGCTCAATAGCCCGTTCCATATCCTTGTCGGGCTGGTATCGTCATCGGTAGCCCTGTTTTAATTGCATTAGCGGTAGCGTTAGGATCACTCAGGTTGTACCCATTAACCGCGATGTTGTAGTTATTTATATTTTTTTCAGTTTGCAGATCAGTAAGCCCCACTTTTGGCGCAGGAGCGGCACCCGGAAGCGCGGCGTAAGCATAAGAATCCTGAGCCGCAACTCCTAGACTGGAAAGTTGTCCAAGGGTAGTTTGAATCTGCCCTTGTAGTTTTGTAAGTTTGTCATCCATCGCCGCAGAGATAGAAGTAATCTGATCGTTGTAAGCCTTCATTGAGGCGGCATTAGCATCATCAAGTGCGCGTTGAGCCGTAGCCATTCCGTCTTTGAGAGTCTGATCTGCGGCGGCTTTGGCATCATTTAAGCGTTGCTGCTCAGAGGCGAGCGCATCTGCCAAGGTCTTGTCGGCGGCAGCTACGGACTTGTTGTAAGAATCAGTAGCGGCATCTAAGGTCTTGTCATAAGCCCCATTTTCCTTTGCTACTGCATCTGCAAGTTTGGCTGAGTTGTCTGTCAATAGATTAGTGAGATCAACACCGACTTGCTTGTATTGATCCATCATTTGTTGAGTAGCGAGAGTTGTTCCGCTATTCATTTGCTTTGCGAGGGAGTCCAATCCGTTGTTAGACACATTCTCAATTTGCCCGTAAAGAGATTTGATTTGGCTAGCGGTTTCGGGCGTAGCATTAAGAATTGCTTGTGACATTTTATCGCCAACTTGCGGACCTTTAGCAAGTACCTGATCGATAAATGTCTGAGAGTATCCCTGAGCGGCAAGGAGTCCGGCATCCTTTTGTAATTTAACGACGGAATCTAATTGATCTTGGAGAGCGGTTTGAAGATCGCCAGCAGTATCGCCTGTCTTAAAGAGAGATCCAATATCGACCTTCGTGGCGTTAGCGAATGCCCCAGTCATCAAGTCAATGGAAGATTGAACGATTGCTTGGCGTTTATCAGCCGCTTGTTGCTCTAATGTAGTTGCCTGATCTGCATACTGCTTCTGAATAGCGAGAAGGTTGTCATTATGAGTGGCAAGGAGATCGGCCTTTTTAGCGGCAAAGTCATCATCGATTTGCTTAATTGCTTCGGTATGAGTTTTCTCTGCGGCGGCTGATGCCTGATCATAGGCTTGCTGAGCGGCGGCATAGGCTTCATTATGCTTACGATTAAGGTCATCTTTTGTTTGATTAAATGTTTGCAGTGCTTGCGCCTCGGCATCACGACGAGTTGCCAAGGCGGCATCCATTTGATCTTGGCGATCTACTAAATCAGTAGCGTATTCAGCATTTTGCTTTTTAAGCGTATCAAGGGTTTTAGTAACCAATGTTTCGTGTGCTTTAGCGGCGGCGGCGGCACCCTTGATTACATTTCCATTTGCGGCTTGACCTGCAACATCGATTGCAGATACATCACCTGTTCCCCCACCGGCAAGATTAGGGGTACTCATACCAATTGAAATCTTTTGATTCTTTAGAGAATCAAGACCAGTTGCAAAATTATCGACCTTTTTCTTAGCAGAATCGAAGAAATTACCTACATCTTTAGTGCCTTCGTTAATTAAATCTAATGCTTCTTTGGCACCCTTACCCACTACCGGCAAGTGAGACAATGCTCCAAGGAATAACTTGAGCGGACCCGATTCGAGTTTAATAAATCCAGTTACGAGATCGCCTATTGCACCAATGACCCATCCGATTGCCTCGACGATCATTTTCATTGCATCGACCACAATATCGCGGAAAGTTTTACTATGATTCCAAGCCGTCACGATCACGGCAATAAGAGCAACGACTGCGGCAACTGCAAGCATAATTGGGTTGGCATCTAACACAATGTCCAGCGCCTTCTGCGCCATCTCCCAAGCCTTGACCGCAAGAATTACTGCGCCGATAGTAGCAACGACGATTGTAAGTTCAGGAAGAATTGGCTTGATAGTATCTAGGACTTTTGCGAAAACGCCGGTCAGGGTTGTCAGAACAGGAATTAACGCACCGCCGATAGTTTCTTTTGCACTATCCATTTTAGTTTTAAGCAATTCCATCTTGCCGGCATAGGTTTCTAGATAGGCAGATGCTTGATTCTTGATCTTTTCGTTCATCTCGTTTAATGCTTTAGTGATTGCCTGATTCTTTGGCAAAGTGGCATCGAGGGTAATTCCGTACTCTTTAAACGCTCCACCTAGTTTTCCAGTTGTTGCCTTTGCGAGAGTTTCAGCCGCCGCGCCTAATGATTCGTGTTGAGCGCGAGCCAAGTTTGATGCCATACCCATCAACTCGGTTGATTTCGTGACAGATCCAGTTGCGGTGACGAGAGTCATCATCGCACCGCGAGCATCGTTGCCTGTGAACGCCAAGTTTTCCATTGACTTTACGGAACCCTCAACAGCGGCTCTGTTTGCCTCTGTATTGACCTTGGCGTTGTTCATAGCAGTTGCCAATGCCACAGTAGTTGTTTGAGCCTGAGAGGCGGCTTCTACGACCCCTTTAAGCCCTTCTTCAAGGCTACTTAACCCTTGAGTAAGCAAGTTGCCGGCAAAGACTCCACCCATCGTGGATTTCAGCGCACCGAACTTAGGCTCTTGTTCCTTGGCCGCATTGCCAATTTTATTTAGTCCATTAGTAGCCTCTTGGACTGCGGCAGTAAGGTTTAAGAGCTGTACGAGGATCTCTACATTTAATGGGGGAACTTCACCTGCCATTGATTACGCTCCCATCGCTTTGCGAACTTCATCGCGGATGTAAGCGGAAGCCCTGCCCGATTGTACCAAGTAATCACGAGCCGGAATCATAAAGGGGAACTGATACTTCTCGCCCATTTCCAAACTGCGTGAATACTCGATAGTTGATGATGCGCTCGCAGTATAACTTTCAAAACCTACGCGCCGAACAGTCCCTGGCAAGATGCCACGAACCAAAACACCATCTCCGATATTTGGGCCTTCACCTGATCTCGGCCCGATATGAGGATGCCTTCTTTTTTTACCGTTCACCATATAGGGCGGGTTCTTTGTTTGGCTTGCGTTTTTCTTAGCCTGATATACAAGATCCTGAGTGATGAGTTGTGTGGCACGAAACCCGGCATTATCCATCCGCTTCTGCCAAGCCTTGAGAGCGGCGAACACTTGATCTCTGTTATCGCTCACCGCTTCTCCATCTGCTCAATTTTGACCTGTTCAATCGCATCCGCAATCGCAAGAAACCAATCGGATTGGGCGGCTGGCAAGTTATCTACCTGCTCAGGTGTCCACCCAAAACGATCTGCGAACTTAAAGTAGAACCACTCTTTTGTGGGGTACTCAAGATCGTCTGATTTTTGGAAGCCCCTGAATAGATCCTTTAGTCGTTCGAGTTTTCGGTAATTACTTTTGGGTCGGCGGCGTTCTCCACAGTATCAGCAATATCGGGGAACAGTTCCTTTGTAAGATTTTCTGTTTCCTTCATTAACGCCACATAATCAGGAATGGATAATTCTTCGATTGAATCTTTTTTTACTGATGGAATCAACAGGTCGTATGACCAATCCTCAATGATCGCGGCTAATAGAGCATTACCGATAGCGATTCCCTTTGCGGCTTGAGTATCTTCATCCCCTGCCAACATAATGCGGTTACGGTCTTTTACCTTGAGTTCGGCGGCTTCTTTAAGAGTTACTGTTGCGCCGGAAGGTAGTGTGATTTTGCGTGACATTTTTGCCCCTTTGCTAGATATTGCCTTATGAGTATCCTAGCAAAGTCTA